CCACCAGACCCACCAGACCCACCAAACGGCCGACTAGTGTTGACTTTAAACTTGTGTTTTTTTCCATCGGTCATTTCAATGCAGACTTCCTGTCCGCTTGATACAACTTTGGCAATGGTCGCGCCATCTTTCCCACGCTCAATATTTAGACTAGCCTTTAAGGTTCTCCCATCGGTTGTCTCTAGAACGAGAGCGTTGTCTTTGTAATAGGCAGACTTTAATCCAGTGCCATCGTCACCCTTGTCGCCCTTCTCACCCTTATCACCCCTTGGGCCAACATCACCTTTATCGCCTTTTTCCCCCGTCTCTCCCTGAATGCCCTGCCTTCCTGTAGGGCCTTCTCTTCCTCTGTCACCCTTGTCACCTTTGTCGCCCTTGATACCAGTATGCTCACCTTTCTCACCCTTTGGGCCAATTGGCCCTGGTATGCCGCGCTCACCCTTTTCTCCAGGGTCGCCCTTCATGAGCGCGATAGACTCATCCCTATCAACCAATGTCGGCCGCTCTTTTATTTGGGTCTTGCTACCAGAAACAAAAACCCATCCTGAAGGTGGGAGTGTCCCTTTTTTTATTGTGCGGTACATGGCTATTTCTGTGCCGCTCCTTGAGCCACTGCCATCTTGCTGGCCGCCTCTACTTGTTGCATTTGAGCGTCTGCCTGCGCTTGTGCCGCCTGCATCTTAGCCCTGCTTTCTCTTATGAACTTAACCTGAGCCTCGTCATTGAAGAGCCTCGGATCAACACCTAGTGTCTCTCCAACCTCATCGACATAGCCATCGAAGTTCACCTTATCTAATACGTCTGGATTTGCCTGAGCCACGTTCAGTACGCTACCCATCATTCTCTCAACGCTGTTCAAACCAACAGCCTTCTGAGCCTGTGCAAGCATCGACACGAACTTGATGTTTAGCTTGCGCCCTTCCAAGTCTTTTGGAGGTGGCGGGAGAATGCCTGCCTCAACGACATGCGCGAAAGTAATCTCAACCAGTGGCTGTAGTAGCTCGTTGTGTAGACGCTCAAGAACTGGCCCAAGCATCAACAGCTTCTCTTCGTGACGTTCAGCGACCTCTGTCGCTGTCATGCGAGTATCAACCGCACTGTTCATCATTAGAAAGATGTCGGCATGGAAAGCTTGGTGCAACATCTGTCGAACGTCAAAGATGTCCTCTCTCAACGTGCCAACATCGAGATCAACCTCGTATGCGTTTCTTATGCCAGCCGCAGGTGTCTGAGGGTTGAAGTAGTTTATGCCACCAGGCAGTCTCTCTACGTTCCTACCCTTCATCTGCACAGGAACTTGTAGAGGTGGGTTGGTTTTCAGATCAATGACCTGACCCTTCCTACGCTGTTCGTGCTGTAGCTGTTTGTTTGCGCCCAACGCTTCAGAACCAATACCGATACCGTAGACATCATTGCCTCGCGTATTCCATCTTGGTGCTGTTCCTCTGAACATTTCAAAGCCTGACTCACGAAGGTAGTTAGAACTGTTCTCGCCTTCCTCGAAATACACCGATGCGTACTCCATGTTCTGAGCATCAAGCTTGTTTTTATCTCTTGCCGCCCTCGGCTCAATCGCATGAATTATCTTTACCATCGAGTCAAGAGTGCCGTTGCCGTACATATTCTGCACTGACCTTGAGACATTTTTCAATCCAAACTCAGTTACTGTCTCCAGCACAGTCTTGTTGAACTCTCGGTACAAGGTGTTGACGTTGCCCATGTAGTCGGTTGCCAGGCAATACTGTCCACAGGTTTGTGGAAAGTGATGAATCACGTTGTCGTAATTCGGCATGATGATATTAGAGTGAGTGCCGTAGAGTGCCAGCTCTTCGTAGGAAGAGTGCAACATGCGGTATGTGTTTGATCGAGCGAAGATGGTCAGCAGTATGTCCTTCGCATAATCTAGCCACACACGAACGTCTGACTTCTTGTTAAGGTCAGGGTCGTTTGTCTCTATCTCAAACCAGGGTCGTGATGGTGACGATGCGCCACTCATCAATCCAGAGGTGAGGATGTTCAACGCACGATTCGCAGAGTTATCAATGATCCGATTCCAATGCTTCTTGCGGTTTCTGTCGGTCACTAAGAACTGACCTGTTCTCGGCAGAAAGTTCTCACTAATCTCGCGGTACTCTGGCATCCAAGACGAACGCTCAGTCTTTAGATTAGACCAACGCTTAAAATAAGCTTCCTTCGCCCTCAGAGCCTCCAGATCGTTTTTCATTATGAACCAAGCAGGCTACTCTTGCCTAGAGTTAGGTCAGATTGGTTGACACCGCCTGGGCCAGTAAGCAGAGTGCCTCCGACACCAGCCTTAGACTTCTGGCTTGCCGCGCTGAGTATCTTTTTGGTGTTTGGTTTCTTTTGCAGTGTTCGGTTCATTTGTTCCTCGTTCTGCTGTGCTTGCTTCTCTGATCGAATCTTCTGCTCTTCGTAGCTTCTTGCCTGCATGCCTATCGACTCACCCTGCATGCGAAGTTGCTCTTGAGCGAACTTTGCCTGTTCAGCGTAAACCTCTTGTTGCTTGCCAAACTCAACCTGTTGCTGTGCTAACTCTGCCTGTTGTTGCTCAAGCTGTTGGCTTTGATAGACCTTTTCTCGCTCGGCCTGTTGATTAGCGGAGTTAACTTGCTTCCGCGCACCACTCTTCCCGCTATAAACACTAGCACCTGCGCCTATAACTGCTGAAACGATTGCCGTAACTGGATCGGGCATATTAAAACTCCTTTAAGTATTGTTCAAAAGTCTCACCGTAGCTTGACCATATTTCTGTTGAGTGCTGGTCAGCCCAAGCTAGACCGCCAATCAGGTAGGTTATGTAGTGCATCATGCTGTAGTAGCCAGCCCTTAGAATAAAAGCTCTCTCATATCCCCCGATGTCTTGATCCTCCACTTCCTCGTATCGATTGGCTGTGATCCATTGGAGGATGCACGACTCAAGTTGAGCCGACAGCTTGCTGACATGGCGTAGGTAGAAGAGGTTAGTGGTCATCTTGGTCATTGTATTGAGCATGACTAGATTGAGGTGATTCTTATCAACCTCATCGCCATCGTAGATGTCATCCCATAACTGAATGGTGTCCCAAAGCATCCTTGCCCACTCGATAGCAGACTCATCTTGCTTGAACCATTTACTCATCAATTCATTCACATCCGAATTATTACAGACGAATAACAAGTTATGGCTATGCATAGAGGCATCCATAAAAAAGGCCGCCATGTCGGGGGGACATATTGGCGGCCTTCGCTCATTAACAAGGGGCTTACAAATGTTATTGAGAATTAAATAATACCTCTGAAACCCGCATAGGTGCAAGGTTTATCGCTTAAATACCCCAGTATTGGTGGTGTTTTGTTAGTCGTATGGGTCGTAATCGTCCAGCGACTGTTGATCCATGTCGCCCACTTTCTTGTCTATTGGGTAGGCAAAAGTGAGTGCGAGTGCGTCACCCTTATCGGTAGATTCACCACCAGGCATCCTTTTCTTGATGTCATCCTTAGACTCTAGCCTCTTCTTGTCTTGGGCATCGTAGCTGTAGGTTGGTGTTGCAAGCTCAGTCTTAAGGTCATCGTCATTGGGTATCGCGCCACCCGACTCTATCCACTGCTTCATTTTGTACCACATTTCAGTACGCTTATTGAAGTATTCGTTTGAATCAGCCTTGCCACCAAAGTGAACCTCGATGACATCAAAGCCCATCTGCCTAAGCTTATCGATGACACCTGCACCTGCACCACTGTCGATGAACACACCATCAGGCTTGTGCTGTCGTATTGTCTCAGCCACCTTGTTAGCCAGCGACATATTATCTATCTTGGTGTAAACGACAGGGTCATAAGCCTGCAAGCCCTGCCGCCTCTGGATCACTGACCTGTCATCGCCAAATCGCGCAGGATCAACGCCAATGATCACAGGTGCGTAATCCATCTCTGACTGAGCGTAAAGCCTGTCTGCGGCAGTGTGGCAGTCTGTTAGGCTAATTAGCTGTGATTCCCCACCAGCCGCGAAGTCGCACATGAACTCTCGATTGAAAGCTTCCTCGCTCATTTCATCCTTGAGCCGCGCAACCTCGGTAGTCGGCAGAGCGTCTGTTTGATACACAGTGTACAAAGCTCGACCCCAATCTTCCCTTCCCCTTGCCGCGAAGTAAAGCTTGCTGAATAGGTTGATGCCCTTTGGTGTGCCAATAAACCATGCCCAACCAAGTCTGTCTGACAGTGCTGGTTGTATTATGTCCTCCCATACCTCTGGCTTGAATTGAGCCACCTCGTCCAATACACAGCCATCCAGACGCACACCTCGCATGCCATCGGGATTGTCAGCACCGTATATCCTAATGATTGAACCGTTGTGTGGAAACCGAACGAACAACTCAGACTCGTTGATGATAACCGCACCAAAAGGTACGAGTGGCGCAACCATCTGCTTGAGTCGTGACCATGCAATGATCTTCGCCTGCTTCAGCA